CATGGGCCGTGTCATTGATTGGTGTACGCACCTGTTCGTCCCGGTCGGCCTGGCTGGCATAGTACCAGTCATACGCCTCACCGCCGCTGATCTGGTCGGTGAGATAGTCAGGGTCATCCGGCCCCTCATAGCCCGCCAGCGCATCCAGATGCGCCGTGCCCTCGCGCCAGTCGCCCATGGGCGGATACCAGTCCACGCCGACGAAATCCACGTTCGGGCTCGTCCACAAGGCGTCCAGCGGGAACAGCACATCGCCGCTGCCGTCGCCCGGAACGTAGGCGCCATACTCCGTCCAGTCCGCCGCATAGGAGACCTTCGCGCCCGGCAGGACCGCCTTCACCTCCGCTGCAAGAGACACCAGTGCCTCCACGAAGGGAAAAGCGCCGCCCGCATCCCGCACGCGGGTCAGCCTCACCATCTCGCTGCCGATCAGGAAGGCTTCCACACCGCCTGCTGCCGCGCACAAGTCCGCATAGTGCAGGATGAACCGGCGGAAGCCCGCGGCCCCGTTCACAAAGGCGTCTATCTCGCTGCGCGCCGCTGCCGTGCCATCCTCGCTGACGCCGATCCGCCCGCGCCACGGGAAGCCTTCGCTGTCCATGAACAGGAAGGGCGAGAAGGTCACCGCGATGCCCCGCGTGGTCATCTCCTGAATGGCCTGCACCACGCATTCATCGGACGGTGTGCCGCCATAGTTCGGCCTGCCGCTCTCATCCCGTGAGACGAGATAAGCCTCCGCCCGCCCGATGCCCGCCACGCTCCAGCCCTGCGGCACGGTCACCCGCTCCCGCATCTCCGCCCCCGGATGGATCTCGCAGCTGCCCGCGGCCACGCTCGTCCCGAACCAGCCGACCGTCAGCGCCGCCCGGTTCACGCGCGGCAGCTCCGCTTCCAGCTGGTCCAGCGAGACAAGAAAGTCCGCCCGTGCTTCACCGGAATTTGCGTTCAGCGCCCGCTCTTGCCCCCGGCGCAGGCGCTCCCGCACGATCTCTGTCGCGTACACGAACTCGCCCGAGGCCGGGATGATGTTCACCCCCGTCACCGAAGCGTCCAGCCCCGGCGTGTCGCTGCCCGGCGGCACCCGCACAATTTCGAAGCTCAGCTGCGGAATACGATTGCCGAAATCGTCCAGCGGCAGATCCTCGAACACGATATAAGCCGTGCCGCGATAGGCCGGTGCCGCGCCCTCGATCATCCCGATCAGCGGATCGGCGTCCTGTGTCTCGTCTCCGCGATACAGGCGATGCGTCACCTGCGACAGGTCGAACGCCTCACCATTCGCCCAGGCGCGCTGCACGGCCAGAACCGGGCCTTCGCCCAGCGCGACGGCAAAGCTCACCGTATAGTCATAGGCCGTCACGCGGGGGCCGCCCTTGCTGCCTCTGGACTGCGTTGTCTTGTGCTCCCGGAAACGCGACGCCCAGATCACCTGCCCCGCCACCCGCATGCGTCCGTAGACAGACGGGATGCCAACGCCCTCGCGGGACTCCATCACCGGCAGCGTCTTCACGCGCGGGCCTTCCACCGGCGGCGCCAGCCGCGCATCAATCAGCCCGCCCACGACAGAGCCGACCGCCCGCCCGATGGCCGCCCCCGCCACCTGCGTGCCCAGCAGCTTCAGCCCCTGCGGCAACAAATGGCGCCCCAGCGCCGCCCCGGCCTGCGACAATACGATTTGCGCCATGCCTAGTCCTCCAGTCCCGGAAAGCGGAACGCCGCCACCACGCGCCGCTGCCACCACGGCACCAGCCGCGTCTCCACGACAGAACGCCCCCAATAGGCATGCACCAGCGTGCCTTCGCCCGTCGCGATGCCGCAATGTTTCGCCGGCACGCCCATGGCCATGCGGAACAGAAGGACATCACCTGCGCCTGCCGCCCCCGCCGGGATTTCAAGCAGGTGCCGCCGCGCCGCCTCCAGCAGCGTCTCCTCGCCCAGCACAGCATCGCAGGCGCGCGCATAGACGCGCCCCACAGGCCGTTCCAGATCTGCCTTGAGGGAGACGAGTTCCGCCTGAAAGCCACCCGGCCCGCGCGTCACCTCGCTGAGGCGTCCGCTCCAGACCCGCAAGAACAGGTCCGGCCGTTCCCAGTCCACACGCATCACATCGACGCGCGCGCCGTCCCACAGGCCCGCGGCAAGGTCCGCCTCCGTGATTGCCTCATCGGCCAGCACGCCGCCCGCTGCCGCCTGCCCCGGCGCGAGCCCGGCGCTCTGTGTGAAGCTGCCTGCCTCCAGCGCGCCGCCGGGCGAGTAGCTCACGCCATCCACCACAAGAGCGCGGTCATGCTCCGTCGCGGCCAGCACAAAGCCGTCGCTGCGCGTCAGCCGCCAGCAGAGGCACGTCATCGTCGCCCCGTTCGCCAGCCGGGAGGCAAATTCACTTGTTATCAGCCGCATGGTTCAGCCCACCAGCTCAATGAGAGGAATGCTCAGCACCCGGCCTGCGCCAAAGGCTTCAAGGTTCACGTCCAGCCGGTCCGTATCGAACCGCACGGGGCAATCGAAGCGATATCCCGCCGTCACCACAGCCCCCGCCACTGGCGCCGTGCCCAGCGTGACGATGCCCGTGGTCTCATCCACCGCCGCCGGGGTGGCCACGCCATCGACCGCCACTAGCACACTGCCCGCCACGGGCTTCAGGATGCGCCGCGAATAGGTGCCGTAAGCCTTCACCAGCTGGAATGCCGTAGTTTCGCCATCGCCCGTGCCGATCACCTGATCGGTGGCGCTGGCCACCGTGCCCGGCGCGCTGCTGCGATCGTCCAGTGCATCGCGGAAACGGAAGCCGCTCAGCCGTCCGCCACGCGCCTCAAAGAAGGCGACGACCGACTGCAACGTGTCCAGCCGCGTGACCGCACTGCCGACATCCCAGCGGCGGCGGCTGCCAGCCCACAGCGCATTGCGCGCCTCCGCCCCGCTCGCCAGCGTGACGACTTCCGTCTTCCGCTCCGGCCCGCCGCTTGCCGCCAACGCCAGCGGCACGGGGAAGCTCACTTCATGGAAGTTGCTGAGGCTCACAGGAACCGCCCTCCCTGGCTGACGAGGCGCGCCAGCACGGCGCCGATGGCGTTGCGGCCCGTCACCGCCGATTGCTCCGTTCCCTGCGCAAAGTTCATGTTGACGTTCAGGGCGGAAGACTGCTGCCCGCCACTGAACACGGCTTCCGCCGCCACGCGGGCAATGTCGCGCAGGATGGCGTCGGCCATGCGCTGGAAGTCCAGTTCGCCGCTGCGCGCGGCCTGCGCCAGTGTCGCCTCGATCCGCTCGCCCGCCTTGCCGAAGGCCGTCTCCAGCGCGTTCGCCGCCTCCGCCCCCGGCCCTTCCGCCAGCGCCTGAAGCGCATCAGCGGCAGCGGCAAGGTCACTCTCGAAATTATTCATTCGTCTCCTCCATCCGGATATGCCCCCATCAGCACGGCCAGCCGCGCCCGGCTCATCGCCTCGCCACCATTCCCTGCCAGCCAGCGCCACTCGCGCAGGGATAGTCGCCAGAAAGCCTCCGGCGTAATCCCGGCCGTCAACGCCGCGCGCAGCATTGCAGGCCACGGCAGCATCACGCGGCCAGCCCCAGCCGGAAGGCCTCCGCCACCGCCCGTGCGGCCACGCCGGGGGAGACGTCCGCACTGCTGAGGCGCGCTGCCGCGTCTTCCTCCCCGCCGCCCCGCAACAGGGCCGCCAGCACCAGCGTAAGGTCCGCCGCCGACAGGCTGCGCAGCCGCGCATCCAGCTCGCTCATCCGCTTGCAGCCAAAGGCCGCTTCGATCTCTGCCAGCGCGCCCAGCGTCAGGCAGAGGCGCCGCGCCACCCCGCCGATCACGAGGCTTGTCTCTCCCCGCGCCGCGTTCATGCCATGGCCTCGAAGCTGACAAGGCCCGCACTTTCAAGCGTGACGGAGAATTCCGCCTCGCCATCATGCTCGCCGCTCCAGCTGAGTTCGCTGACCTGGAAGGCGCCCTGCAGCGTGCCGAAGTCCGGCAGGATGAACTGCCAGTCCGGCGCCTCGCCCGCGAAGAAGACGGTCCGCATGCGGGCGTCACTGGCGGCATCCTTGAACACGCCCCGGCCGGTGACCTTCGCCGTCTTTGCGCCCGCCCCGGCCAGCAATTCACGCCACGCTTCCGGGCTGTCGGCGCTGGTTGCATCCACCAGAGCGGCGGACAGCTGGATCTTGCTCGCCCTGATGCCCGCCAACGTGACAAAGCCGCCGCCCCCATCTGAAATCTTCAGCAGGATGTCCCTGCCTTTCTGCCCTGCCATCAGGCCGCCTCCTCTGAAATGATCCGCACCCGCACCACGCCGCGAAAGGCGCGCTTGTCCGGCGTGCGCATGGCGTCGGCGAAGATCACCTGCGACAGCACCACATGCTGGCCCTCCACAGCCCAATCCGCGCCTTCCACCGCCGCGCGCAGGGCCGAAAGGCACTCCTTCGCGCCCCGCACGCCATAGTCGCGGGAATAGCAGGCCAGCGTGATCCGATGCTCCAGCCCGTCCACCAGGCTCGCCCCGGCGGGGCTCGTCTCGTGCCGGTCGATCAGCGCGTAGGGATAGAGCGGCTCCTCGCTCTCCGCGTCCAGCACGCGGGCGGGCGTTCCGAAGACGGACTTTACACCGTCATCGGCGCGCAACAGCGCCATCAGCGCCGCCTGCACGGCCTCCTCCGCCCGCCCGCTCACAGCCGCACCTCGGTGCGCGCGTTCAGGATCGCCGCCACATCTTCCGGCAGGCCGGTATCCTCGCCGCGCTGATACGCCACCAGCACAAGCCGCTTCAGCGCCTGCACCAGATCCGCCGGCACATCCGCCGCCGCGCCATAGCCCGCCACGAACGTCACCTCCGCGCGCCCGCCCAGCGGTATGCCCGGCAGCGGCACGAACGGCTTCAGCTTCAGCCGCCCGCCCTCCAGCACGAAGCGCGTGGTGACCGTCTCCGCGCCGCCCTCGGCGTCCACGATCTCCACCGCCACCAGCGCGCTCGCCGGGGCCGGCACGAGGCGCACACCGCCGCAGCGCATGCCCGCGGGCCAGCAGTCCCAGCTGCGCCTCACCGTCCGCGTTACCAGCGCAAGGCCGCCCGCCGTCTCCAGCCGCGCCTCCGCCGCCGGGATCAGCGCCGCGACCAGCGCGTCCTCCCCATCATGCCCGATGCGGAGATACTCCTTCGCCGCCGCCAGAGACAAAGCCGCCCCCGCTGGCGGTGTGATCACCGTCAGATTGCTCATTTCTTTTCCTTGCTCTGCGCTGTTGCCGCCTGTCGGCGGCGCGCCTGCGCCTGCGCTTTGCTTGTAGTCTTGCTCCGACTGCCGCCCCGCCCCGCGGGGCGAAGCGGCGATACGGGGCCGGTTAGACCAGCGCCCCCAATTTCTCGACCACGGCTGCGCCGATGGGCAGGCCGATGGATCGGATCAGTTCGTCGTCGATTTCGGTTTCGGTCGAATTGATCAGGGTGGCGACGGCTTCAGCCACTTTCGTGGTGAACTCGTCCTGCTGTGCCTTGGTCAGCAGCGCGGCCTGGCGGATGATGGAGACGATGACAGATTCAAACATGTTGGTTTCCTTCCTGAAGTGAATGAAAGAGTGCCCACACAAGCGAAGCGCAGGCGCAGGGCGCCCGAGCGCAGCGAGGAACCGCGCCCGAGCAGTTGAAAGACTCAGAAGACCATCACCTTCACGGCGTCGAAGTTCTGCACGCCGCCGCCGACGCGCTTGGTCGTGTAGAACAGCACGTAAGGCTTGGCGCTGAACGGGTCGCGGAGGACGCGGGCGCCCTGCCGGTCGGCAATCAGGTAGAAGCGGCGGAAGTCCCCGAAGGCGATGGCCGCATTGCCGGTGCCGATGTCCGGCATGTCTTCGGCTTCCGTCACCGGATAGCCGAGGATCGTCGCCGGGTCCCCGCCCGTGCCCGGCTGCCAGAGATAACGCCCGTCGCCATCCTTCAGCTTACGGACGGCTGCCACCGTGCGCCGGTTCATCACGAACCGCCCATTGGCGCGGAACTGGGATTTCGGCGTGTAGATCAGGTCGATCAGCTGGTCGGCCGCATTCGCCGCCGTGAAATCCCCGGCGACGGAACCGACCTTGCCCCACACATGGCTCGCTTCGGCGACGATCTCGTAATCGAGGAAGCCTTTCGGCTTGTTCGTGCCATTGCCGGTCACGAAGGCCGCCGATTCCTGCGCGGCGAAGGCATTCTCCACCTCGTCGGCCAGCCAGGCATCGATATCGGCATAGGAATCTTCCAGCAGCGCCTGCGTCGCAGCAGGCATGGCGTAGAGTTCGCCCGCCGGGAATTCCAGCAGGGAGAGACCGGAATGCGTGGTCTCCGTCCGCGCGCCTTCCTCCGCCACCCAGCTTGCCGCCGCGCCGAGGCTGACGGGCTTGCGATACGTGCCGGCAGAGGTCTGCCGCACGGTCGCGATCTGCCGCATCGGGCTCGCCGCCAGAAGGCGCGCTTCGATCAGGCGGTCGAGTTCCGGCGGGGCGACATAGCCGCCCTGCGCGTCGGTGCCCGTGTTCAGCGCCTTCACGTCCAGCCTGGCAAGACCGCTGTCATCGCCCTGGCGCAGGTAACGCCCCCAGGCTTCGGCGCGGGCATCCGGCTCAGCGGCTGGCGCCGCGCCCGCTTCCGGCCGCGCCATCTTGAGGCTCAGCGCCTCCAGCCGCCGGTCGATCCGCGCAAGACGCTCATCCGTCAGCGGATCGCTTGCGCCTTTTCCTTCGATCTCGGCCAGGCGCGCATCGTTCGCCTCACGAAAGGCTTCGAACGCGGCCATCAAGTCGGCCTCCGCCGCCTTGTTGCCGCCTGCCATCTTGGTTTCCTTGGTCATTCCGTCTCCTTCACCAAACTTCACGCGGCATGTGCCGCGACTGTTTCCATGACTGTGAACCGCGCCCGCGCCTGCATCGGCGTCTGCACCAGCGACACTTCCACGAGGTCCACCTCGATCAGTTCCCGTCCGCCACCGGGCAGCGGCCTCCACAGGCGCGGGCGGAAGCCGATGGACAGGCCATTCAACCCCTCCCGCACCAGCCGCTCGACGTTCGGCTTTTCGATCAGTCCACGCATGAACAGGCCGCGCCCGTCTTCGGCCATCCGCGTCCAGCGCCCGGCCAGCGCGCCCTGCCGGTGCTGCAACAACATCGGCAGGGCGGCCCCGGACCGCAGCGTGTGCGCGAACGCCCCCGCGCGCACCACGTCCCCCGACTGGTCCGGTATCCCGAAAAGGGAGGCGTAGCCTTCGATCAACAGATCACTCATCGCGCACCTCCATGCGGCGCTCGATCCGGTTCAGCTGGCCGCTCACCGCCTCCAGCTGCGCCTCGACGCGCACCAGCCGTTCGGAGACCGTCTTGCGGTCGTTCAGTTCGGCTTCCACTGTGCGGATGCGTTCCGCGGCAGACCCTGCCCAGACCAGCGCCCCGCCCGTCTGCACGAGAATGGCGATGATCAGGCTGATCGTGACTTTCTTCTCGATTTCCATCAGCCGAGCCCCGCAAGTTCGCGTTTCTCTTCCGGCGTCGCGAAGGTCGCCGCCTCCAACCGCGCCCACAGCGCCTCGCGCTCTGCCGACAGCGCCGGCACACGGTCGAGATCGCAGCGCACCTCCACGTCGCCGCCCAGCGGCTCGTCCAACCAGACAGACAAGGCGCCCGCCATCTTCTGCGCCAGCGGCAGCACGGTCATGCGCCAGAAGGCAAGGCTCGCTTCCTTGTAGTTCGCATACGTATTGTCACCCGGTATGCCCAGCAGTTGCGGCGGCACGCCCAGCGCCAGCGCGATCTCCCGCGCGGCGCTGTTGCGCGCTTCCAGGAAGTCCATGTCCGCAGGCGACAGCGACATCGGCCGCCAGTCCAGCCCGCCCTCCAGCAGCAGCGGACGCCCTGCATTTGCCGCGCCGGAATAGAGCGCGTCGAGGTCTGCCTTCAGCCGGTCGAACTGTTCCGGCGGCATGCGGCCATGGCCGCCATAGATCAGCGCGCCGGAGGGCTTGGCCGAATTGTCGATCAGGGATTTCGCCCAGTCGGCGCTCGCATTGTGCAGGTCCAGCGCGCGGCGGGCCGGGGCCAGCGCCGGCAGGCCCAGAATGTCATCCTGCGGATGGAACAGTTTCAGGTGCAGCACCGCCTCGCGCGGCAGCATCCGCTCGCCCCGCCGTTCGCGCACGGCCCAGCCCTCGGCCCAGCCGCGCCCGTCGGTGACAGGGCGCACCCGGCCCGGCTGCAGCGCGTAGAGCGCAGCGATGCCCGCTTCCTCGCCACCCTCCTCACCCGGCAGGCTCACCGCTTCGATGAAGGCATTCCCGTGAAGCTGAAGCTGTGTGTAGACGCCTTCCAGGAAGGCCGCCCCGGCCACATCCGGCGCCGGTTTGCGGATCAGCCGCGCAGCCGCCTCATGCGCCGTCGCCAGCGGGACAGAGGCTGCCGCTTCGGCCACCATGCGCACACAGCGATAGGCCACGGCATTGCGCAGGTATCCGTCGCGGGTCAGCGCGCCGCCATCGCGGCCGCCCCAGTTCGGGCCGCCCGGATCGGTCAGCGCCACCATGGGCGGCGCCGATTTCGCCTCCTGCCTGCCTTTTGCCCGCAACCAGTTCCATGCCATGTCCTTCGCGCCGCCTCCCGTCATCTGATGGCGTGAAGTTAAGCCGCAGGCCTCCCCCGGAGGATTGGATTAGAAAAAGGCAAGTCTTTTCAATGTTAAACTTGCTTAATATGGCAGGATAGGCGCTGCTTTTTCCTACAGATTTACGCGCTGCAGGCGTAGCCACATGGGCGCAAATCTGCTTTGTCCCTAGCTTCTGTTTCGAGGGGTTCAGGAGCTGCACACATGTCGGCACGCGTGATTTCCATTGCCAACTCCAAGGGTGGCGTCGGCAAGACGACGACGACCGTCAGCCTGGCGGAAGCCTTTGCCGCCGAGGGCCGCCGCGTCCTGGTCGTGGACCTCGACACACAGGCGAACGCGTCCCTGCTGGTCTTCGGCAATGAGGGCGACGAGCACCTGTTCCAGGCGATCAATGACTACGCCACCATCTCCGACTGGCTGCTGGAGAATTTCGAGGCCGGCGAGCAGAAGCGCCTGGAAGAGTTCATCGTCACCGATGCCTCCGACGTGATCGCGAACGGCAAGCCGCTGCCGCTGGACCTGATCCCGTCCAGCCCGCGCCTGCGCAAGACCGAGAAAGAGCTGATCTATCACCTCACCGAGCAGGGCTATTCCATGGAGGCCCTGGAGAACCAGGTCGGCCGCCGCCTGCGGGATGACTTCAACCTGCTGAAGGCGAAGTATGACGTCATCCTGTGCGACTGCCCGCCCGGCATCTCCACGATGACGGAATCGGTCCTCGCCGCCAGCCACCTCGTGATCGTGCCGACCATTCCGGACTTCATGTCCACGCTCGGCCTCGACCTTTTCACCGGCGACGTGATGACCAATCTGCGCGAGCGTGACGTGAAAAGGCTCCCCATGGTTCTGGCGACTCGGTATGATAATTCTCCACACCAGCAGGTCGTGCTGAACGCGATGCGTGAAGCGGCCGCCGCGCAGGAAGCCGAGTTCACCATGTTCAAGACCGTCATCCCGATGAAATCGGGCTTTGCCACCAACCCGATCGAGCTGGGCCCGGACCCGACGATCGAGGCGAAATGGTCCGGCGGCGCCCTGCCCGTGATCCGCGACCTGCTCGCGGAAGTGAAGGCGGCCCTGGCATGACGAACGACGCGCACAAGGCCGGCGCCGAGGCGCTGAAAGCCCTCCTGAACCACGCCTTCAGCGCGCTGGGCGAAAAGGAATACGCCGCCGCCGCGGGCCTGCTGACCAAGAAGCTGATGATCTCCGCCGGGCAGACGGTCGAGGTCATGCGCGCCCTGCGCGATGCCGTCGGCAAGGACATTTTCGAGGCCCAGCTGAAATCGCTGACGGCGCATCAGGCCCGCCTGCTGGCCCGCCGCCTCGACAAGACCGTGCCGGATCTCGAAGTCTCCACCGCCGGTGCCTCCTGCGCCTGGATCCGCGACCTGATGGACGGCAAGGGCCCCGCTGCGGCGCCCGCACCTGTCACCGAGGCCCCCGCCGAAGAACCGGGTGCTGAAGCCCCCGCAGAAACCGAAGCCCCGAAGCCTGCCTCCTCCGGCTCGTATTTCGGCCGCAAGAGCTTCCGCACCGGCGGTTAAGCCCCTCTCCCTGGGGAGAGGGGTTGGGGTGAGGGGCCGCGTACTTACCGCAAGTACCTTCTCCGCTGAAACGCCTTCGCCCCTCATCCCCGACCCTTCTCCCGAGGGAGAAGGGAGGAAAAGCCTCACAGCTGCCGCACGCCCACGGCGGCCTCGTCCAGCATCAGCGCCCAGACGGCCCAGACCAGCGCGTCCACGCGGTCTGGCGAGCCGCTGAAGCCCTCTGCCCCGAAGGCGCACATCTCGTCCTCCAGCGCCCCCAGCTGCCCCACATGGTGCACGCGGCCCTGCTCGTAGAGCGTCGCCACCGGCAGGGCCCGCGCCCGTTTCGACAGCCGCGCCTGCACCAGCCGCACTGGCACCGGGCACCCCGCCGTCTCCAGCACCTGACGCACCATTTCGCCGCCCTGGTTCGCCTCCGCGATCACCTCCCGCGCGCCCACCCGGCGCACCAGCGCCACGGCCCGCCCGGCCCAGTCCAGCGGGCGCAGGCCCTGCGCGGACGCATCGCCCAGCACATAAGCCTCCTGCCCCACACGGCCCGCCGCGACGATCCCGCAGGCATCCGAACTGGCGCCGCTGGTGGCCGGCGGATCGACTGCGACGACCACATCCCACAGCGCCGGCACAAAGCCCGCCCGCGCGGCATCAATGCGTGAACGGAGGAAAAGCGCGCCTTCCGGGTCCTCCACCATCTGGCCGTCCAGTTCCTGCCGCCCCAGCCGCGTGCCGCCATAGGCCGCCTCCATGGCTGTCAGGAAGCCGGGGGCGAGATGGTTCGCATTCTCCCGCGTTGTGCTCTGCGTCACCACCGTATCCGGCGCGGCATGCAGGCGCCGCATCAGCGCGGTCGGCCGCGGCGTCGTCGTCACCAGCGCGCGCGGGTCCGCCCCAAGGCGCAGGCCCATCTGCAGCATGTCCCATGTCTCCCCGGCATAGTGCCAGGCCGCCGCCTCGTCGCACCAGGCAGCGTCGAATTGCGGCCCGCGCAAACTGTCCGGATCTTCCGCCGAGAAGACGTAGGCCCGCGCTCCGTTCGTATATTCCAGCATCCGGCGCGAGGCATGATAGACAGGCTGCCAGCGGCTTTCGGACTCGATCCCCATCAGGCCGCTCTGTCCACTGATCATCACTTCGCGCACATCGTGCAGGGTCGGCCCGACCAGCGCGACACGTTCCGCCCCGCAGATCACCCGCCAGCGCACCCATTCGGCCCCGGCCCGTGTCTTGCCTGCGCCGCGCCCGCCCTGGAACAGCCAGGTCCGCCAGTTGCCCGGCGGGTTCACCTGCGCCTCCCGGCAGGTCAGCAGGAAGGGGAACTCGTCCACAGTCTTCCACATGGCCGCATCCGGCGGGTATCCCGCCGCTTTCCACGCCCGCACTTTTTGTCTCGACCTCGGGCTCCAGATGTTCGAGTATTTCCAGAACGCGCTCTCGTCGTTCCCTTGCGGCCTCCGCACTTGCGTTTGCATTCTCCCCCCTTGCTTCATGCATCCGGCGCACCTCTCCGGCCATGCGCACAATCATCGCCGCTGCGGCATTGATCTCGTCCGCTCCCTGAGCGGTCACCAGCGCGTCGATCTGCAGGTCGGACGCGTAGTCCAGCGCCAGCGTCTGGCGCTCCAGCGGCGCCTCCGGCCGTTTCAGGTCATGACGCGCCATGTAGCGCGACACGACAGCGGCATCGCGGCCCAGCTGGCGCGCAATCGCCGCCACGCTGCGCCCGCTGAGATACAGCAGCCGCATCGCCCGTCCCTCCCGGTCGGTGATGTCTCGTCTTCGGTTTCGTTCAGCCATGCGCGGAGTGTGGCGCAAGGCCAAACCGGGTGAATTCACTCCGGCGGCGTGTCATCCCGGAAAACGCGCAGCGTTTATCCGGGACCCCGTCACCACAGGCGATGCCGCAGGCTGGGTCCCGGATATTTGCTACGCAAATTCCGGGATGACATGGTGGAAGGTGCTTCCCTTATCCTCCCCTGCGAAGCGGGGGAGGTGGCCGCGAAGCGGTCGGAGGGGGCTATCGCCGCGAGTCCGGTGCCCCCCCCCCCCCAGCCGGCTTCGCCGCCTGCCACCTCCCCCGTAAACGGGGGAGGATAAGTGCAGGTCAGCTCATCTCCCTTACGCCCGCAATGCATTGCGAGGGGCACGGGTCAGAGGTCGGGTCGGTCACCTTGCCCGTCTTCTCGATGGCGGATTTCGCGCAGTCGTAATCGAGGTCTGCAATCGCATCGAACTGGTTGAGGTAAACCTTGCCGGTCAGCTCCTCCAGGAAGTGCGTGCGCTTCAGCCGGTCCATCACCGGGCCTTTCACCTCGCTCATGTGCAGGGTCACGCCGGCATCCTTCAGGCGCGCATTGATGGCTTCCAGGCTTTCAAGGCCGCTGACATCAATATGGTTCACCGCCGGGCACATCAGGATAATGTGCTGCACATCCGGCCGGTTGCCGAGCACGCAATACACCGTGTCTTCCAGGAAGCGCGCATTGGCGAAATACAGGCTCTCGTCGATCCGTATCGTGACGATGTGTTCCGGCGTCACCACGGCGTGGCGGTTCACGTTCCGGAAGTGATGCGTGCCGGGCACCTGCCCCACGATCGCAAAGTGCGGCTTGGACGTGACATAGAGGTGCAGGCCGATGGAGACGATAATGCCGGTCGTGACGCCCAGCTCCACCCCCGCCAGCAGCGTGACGAGGATCGTGCCCAGCATGGCGGCAAAGTCCCGCTTCGAATAGCTGAGCGTGTGGGCGAGTTTCTTGAGGTCCACGAGGCCCAGAACGGCAACGATGACGGTCGCGGCCAGCACGGCTTGCGGCAGATTGTAGAGCAGCGGCGTCAGGAACAGGGCCGCCAGCGCAATGCCGACCGCCGTGAAGGCGCCCGCCGCCGGGGTCTCTGCCCCTGCATCATAGTTCACGGCAGAGCGCGCAAAGCCGCCCGTCACCGGATAGCCGCCGGAGAAGCCCGCCGCGAGGCTGGAGGCGCCGAGGGCGACGAGTTCCTGGTCCGGGTCGATCCGCTGGCGGCGCTTGGCGGCCAGTGTCTGCGCCATGGAGACGGATTCAATGAAGCTGATCATGGCGATCAGGGCGGAGGAGCCAAGCAGGGAGCGCCACAGGCCGGGGTCGAAATCCGGCACGGTCAGGCCCGGCAGGCCCTTCGGAATGTCGCCGACAATATGCACGCCCTTGGCTTCCAGCCCGAACGCCGCAACGGCCACGCCGCCCAGCGCCACGGCCAGAACCGGGCCGGAGCGCGCCAGCATGCTGGCCACGTTTTCCTTCAGGCCCATGCCCCGCAGCAACGGCTTCAGCCCTTTGCGCGCCCAGAACAGGAAGGCCACGGCCGGGGCGCCAATCGCCACAGTGTACCAGTTCACATCGCCAAGGTGGCTGACGATGCTGGCCAGGGTCTCGATGATGTTGTGCCCGCTCGCCGGAACGCCCAGCAGGTATTTCAGTTGGCTGACGGCGATCAGGATGCCGGTCGCGGTGACGAAGCCGGAAACGACCGGATGGCTCAGGAAATTGGCCAGGAAGCCCAAACGGAAAATCCCCATCACCACCAGCATCAGGCCGGAAATGATGGCCAGCACAATCGCCGCCGTCAGGTATTCCGGCGTGCCCTGCTCGGCCACCTTGCCCGCAGCCACCGCCGTCATCAGCGACAGGATCGCCACCGGGCCAACTGCCATGGTGCGGCTGGTGCCGAAAATGGCATAGACCACCAGCGGCAGGATGGAGGCGTAAAGCCCCACCTGCGGCGGCAGGCCCGCCAGCATCGCATAGGCCAGCGATTGCGGGATCAGCATGACGGTCACGATCACCGCCGCGATCATGTCATTGGCGAAGGTCTCGCCATTATAAGTGCGGCCCCATTGCAGAATGGGCAGGTGATCTGACAGTTTCATGCCTTCAGCCCCCGGTCCTTCCCGGCCTTACAGCGTGTTCAGCGGAAGTTTGAGATAGCTGGTCCCATTCTCTTCCGGCTCAGGCATCTGGCCAGCGCGCATGTTGATCTGGATCGACGGCAGGATCAAGCGAGGCATGGACAGGGTCGCATCCCGCGCCTCGCGCATGGCGACGAAATCGTCCTCGCTCACCCCGTCATGGACGTGAACATTGTGCGCGCGCTCCTCGGCGACCGTGGTTTCCCACTTGTACTCGTCGCGGCCGGGCGCCTTGTAGT